GTTCACCACCTCCTCCCTGCTCAAGTCCGTGAAGGCGCTGGACACCACCAAGTCCCGCGAGGCGCTCGACGGCTTCGCCGGCATCGTCAAGGTGCCGCGCGGCCGCTTCAACACGGCCATCGACCTGCTGAGCGGGCGCGACGGCGACGAGATCGCAGGCGGCTGGAAGCCTTCGGAGCTGTCCAAGCCCATCAACTTCCTCATCGTCCACAAGCCCGCGCTCATCAAGTTCGACCGCCACATCGCCGGCCCCACCGTCATCAGCGCGGACCAGAACCCCGATGCGGATGCGGACATCGTGAAGTACCGCAAGTACGGCGTGGTTGACGGCTACGAGAACAAGCGCGCAGGCATCTACCTGAGCCACCAGTAAGAAGGAGGAGCAACATGAAGACCGTGGGTCTGCTCATCGACGGCAAGGCCGTCCAGAAGAAGGAGGCCAAGACCTCCAAGGCGAAGACCACCAAGACCACGACCAAGGCTGACAACGCCAAGGCCGAGAACAAGGGCGCGGAGAAGGCCGAGAAGGCCGAAGCCGCTGCCAAGGACGAGGCTGCCGCTGAGAAGCCGGCAGAGACCAAGGCTGACAACGCCAAGGCCGGAGAGGAGGCGGGCGAGTAGATGCCGCTGCCATCCGTCACATACGAGCAATACAAGGCTCAGGGCGGAATGCTCGAAGCGGATGCCTTCGCGGCATCCCTTCGGGCGGCGGTATCTGCGGTGCGCGACGTGATCGGCTACAACGAGCCGCAGGGCGATGATGACGTGGAGGCATACACCCGCGCGGTGTGCGCCGCCGTGGACGTGGACGAGGCCTACGGGGCATCCGGCGGCATCGGCGAGGGCGTGGCATCGGTCACGCTCGGCAAGTTCTCCGCGACCATGGGGCAGGCATCCGGCTCGTCATCGCTCTACGACGTTGACATGAGGCGCGCCGTGCGCCGTGAACTCGTCGCCTACGCCCTCCTCTTCCACGGGCTGCAATTATGCCCCTCCCGCGCAGGCTGCTGCGCTCCACTGCGAAGGTCAAGGTTCCGAAGGCCGGAACGCCCTACGGCGGCGAGTTCGAGGAGCCTGTGACCATCGAGCGCGTCTGCTTCGAGCCTACCGCCTCGATCAGGCGCACGGATTACCAACTGCAGGCGCCCTTGAAGGGCACGCTCTACATAGACCCCAAGGTGAGCACTGGCGCCTTCGCCATCCCTGCGGGGTCTCTGGTGAGCGTTGACGGGGAGGTATCGGATGCCACGGTGCACGAGTGCCAAGCCGTCCCGAACCTCGGCGACCTGCACCATTGGGAGGTGCTGCTCAAATGACGGTCATCCTCAACATCAAGGGCATCGAGAAGCTGGCGGACCCGGCCGAGGCGAAGAAGCGCCAGGAGGAGTACGCCATGCGCGTGGCCTTCGTCATGCGCAAGTACGTGCCCCGCGACGAGAACACGCTCAGGGCTTCCGAGCAGCTGAACTCCAAGTATGCCGAGGGTTTGCTGATCTGGAGCACCCCGTATGCCGCAAGGCAGTACAGCATCCCCATGAGGCACACCACGTCGGGAACCTGCGACCATTGGGACGAGGCGTGCGCGCGCAACGACATGCCCGCGCTCATCAAGTACGCCGAATCCCTCTACGGAGGTGACTGATGGCAGCCCTTGACCTTCTGGACGTGATGCGCCGCCGCCTCAACGAGGGCGGCATCACCGACGTATTCACCACCATGCCAGACGGCAGACGCTTCCCCGAATCGGTGACCATCGCCTTCGGCGTGCCCGACCGCAAGATCGTCTACTACGACGGCACCACCACCTCGCCGCTGCGCGTGACCGTGATCGTGATGAGGGTGAGCGAGTACGAGGCCATGGCCACGGCTCAGCTCGCCGAGAGCATCTTGGCCACCTCCCCGCTCGATTCCGAGAACGGCAGCTACGAACTTGAGAGCTTCGAGACCACCGACCCCCAGCCGCTCCCTTGGGACGAATCCGGGCGGTTCGTGTGGGCCTTCGATGCCTACATCGACACGAGAAAGGACTTTTTCTAATGGCGAAGACCGTGGACATCGGGTTCGCGCTGAACTACCAGTATGCGAACCTCCTGAACATCACCCCGGAGGAGGATGAGCCGACCTGGGCCTACATGGGGCCGGGCATCGAGGACATCAGCCCCGACCGCTCCGAGAAGACCGACGAGACCGAGGACTACTCCACCGGCGGCAACACCGTCACCACCGTGACGGGCGTGACCAAGACCACGAGCGTCACCGGCAAGCGCCGCATCGGCGACCCGCTGCAGGACTACTTGGCCAGCCTTGAGGAGTGCTTCGGGGACGAGCGCGAGACCCAGTACCGCTGCGTGTCCCCCACCGGCGAGATCATCGAGGAGGAGGTCACGCTCAAGGACATCAACATGAGCGGCCCGAACGGCGCAGCCTCCGACAAGCAGGCCATCAGCTTCGGCATGGCCCGCAACGACACCCCCACCCTCATCCAGCCGGCCAAGGGGCACCATCTTCCCGCCACCATCGCGGTGGAGGACGTGGCGGTTTCCGTGGGAAAGACCGAGCAGGTCACTCCGACCGTCGAGCCTGCCACTTCCTCGGACTGGTGCCTGTACGCCATCGAGAACCCCGCGGCGGGCAAGACGCGCCTCTCCGTGAAGTGCGCTGCCAAGCCCTCCATCCGCGCGACCGTTGACGTGGTGGTCTCCGAGGCTTAGCCAAGCGACACACTTGGGAATATCGGTCATGAGGCCGGGGAGGAAGCGCAGCCTCCCCGGCCTTTCCTTTTACTGCGCGAAAGGAAAAGAGGTAAACCATGGAACTCAAAGTCAAGGCACCCTATGAACCGCTAACCATCGAGATCGGCAACGCGGTGGTGGAGACCCGCATCAACGTGACGATGGACGGCCTGCTCGACATCGGAGAAGCATGCCATAAGGCGCACAGCAAGATGACCGCGCTCCAAAAGCTGCGGGACCAGGCCGAGCAGTCCAAGAACGTCTCGCAGCTTCGCAAGCTGAACAAGCAGACAGCCGACGTTCTTGAGGTGGCGGTCAAGGCCGGCATCGGCGAGGAAGGCTACGACGAGATCGTGGAAGCCTGCGGCGCTGGCTACCCCATCAGCAAGGTGGACTGCAACATCGTCATGGGCAAAGTGTTCCGCGCTATCTTCCAGACGGTTCAGGAGCGTAAGGAAGACACCCTCAATGAGAAGGCTGCGCATTACCTGGCGGAGGTAGATGATGCGCAGTCCGAGCCTGACCCGGAAGACTAAGGCCGAAAACGGCCGCCTCGTCAGTTCCTACGAATGGGGCGGCCATCGGGTTGACGTATGCGATTCGGCACGCAACGGCATCCTGGTCATAGAGCTGTTTCAAGATGAGGAGCTTGCGCCTGAGCAGAAGGCGCCGCTCCTCATTCGCATGCTGTTCCCCAAGCCCGAAGACGCTCTGGCCATCGCAGGCGAGCGCCTTGGGGACCTCCTCATCGACATCGTGTGGGAGGCCTTCGGGCTTGACATATCGAGCGACGGCCGCCACGCCTCGGAGCACGAGGATGCGGTCTTCGACTTCACAGAGGACGCGGGGAGAATCCGCGCCTCGCTGCTCCAATGCTTCGGCCTCGATTGGGATGACGTGGCCGGCACCCTCTCATACGCCGACATGTGCTCGCTTCTAGGCATGCTGCTGGAAGCCGATGCCGAGACGCCGTTCGCGCAGGCGGTCTACTACCGCACGGCCAAACCCCCGAAGCGCAACAAGCACAACGGAGACCTGTGCGATGCCTTCGAGGCGCGCCGCAAGCATTTCGCCCTCCAATCGGGGCGCGATCCCGAACTGAGCGCAAACGACACGACCGCCGACATGTTCGCAGCGGCCAAGCGCGCCGCCCAGAGGGGGGCGTAATCCATGGCCAACACCGTAACTATCGACGCAAAGCTGAACGAGAAGGGCGTCGTTTCGGGCGCAAAGAAGATCACCGTCAGCCTTGAGGACATCAAGAAGGCGGACGGCTCCCTCAACTGGCAGGGCGTGAAGGACGGCGAGAGCGCCGCCAAGAAGTCGGGGGACGGCTTCACGGTACTCAAGGGAATCCTCGCCAACCTCGCAACTGCGGGCATCGCCGTGGCTGCCGGCGCGGTCAAGGACTTCTGCTCCGAGGTCGTGGAGATCGGCCAGACCTTCGAGACCTCCATGAGCAAGGTGAGCGCGCTCTCCGGCGCGACCGGCGACGATCTGGCCACGCTTGAGGCGAAGGCTCGCGAACTCGGTGCGTCCACCACGTTCAGCGCATCGCAGGCGGCTGATGCACTCGGCTATATGGCGCTCGCAGGATGGGACACCGAGCAGATGCTCGCGGGCGTCGGGTCCGTGCTCACCCTGGCCCAGGCCGGCGAGATGGAACTGGCGGCGGCCTCCGACCTCGTAACCGACTACCTCAGCGCCTTCAACATGGAGGCGAGCGAGACCGCGCGCATGGTCGATGTTCTCGCCTACGCGCAAGCCAATGCCAACACGACGGTCGAGGGCCTTGGCATGGCCTTCAAAAACTGTGCGGCAAACGCGAACGCGGCCGGCATGGACGTGGAGACCACCTCGGCCGCCATCAGT